TTCTCAAATTACGCTATCAGTTATCAGCCAGCACCAGACTCACCAAGTAGACCACGTACAACGACGAGGCCGTACATGTCAGGACGGACCATCTTCTTAGCGTAACGAGTCATCACGCCCTTACGGGGCACGAAGTCTTCGGTACCGAAGATTGTCGGTGTGACCTGGAGAGGTACATACGGAGCATATACATAACCGCTCTCAAGGAAGCTGCCACCCTTACGGCCGACAAGAACCAAGTTACGCGGGAAGTAAGGATCAACCCAGACGTCCCATTTCTTGGAAACGGAGCCTACGTTGACTGCACCAACTGTACCACGATCTGCGTCAGCTGTAACGCTGGCGCGGAAACCACTAGTGAACTCAAGGACGTTTGCGACTTCTGGGGAAGTAACCAAGAAGTTTGCACCACCACGGAGAGTCTTTCTGTGGATCTGAGCACTTACGTCATTGATGGTCTCGATAAGAGTCTCGTACCATTCACTGACTGTACCGGTGAAGTCAGGAGCTGCTGTGTTGGCACCAACTTCTGCGCCGGTTGTGCGATTAACGAAGAGGCCCGGGCTGCGTGACCAGTAGTAAGTACCAGCTGTTGCACCCTGAATGAGGTCATTAACGATCTCTCGGTCGATCTCAAGAGCGATCTGCTCTGAAAGGATCTGAGTAAGCTCAACCTCTGCGTCGAGGTTGTGGTAAGCATTGAGGTCCTGACCGAGTTCGGGGGTCCACTTTGCTTTGAGCTTCTTGGTCTGTGCCGTAACCGCAATTGAATCAACTTTGATGTTAATCTCGGGGATTGCATCTCTGTTAATACCATCGAGGGATGTAGGAACAGTGCCGCCTGCGCCCTCTAGAGGGAAGACATCACCAACAACTGCGCCAAGAGCAGCTGCATCATCGTACAAGTCAGCAACAGGGTACTCAATTGCGAAAGAGCCACTTGCGTCGGCCTGGAAAGTATCAGAACCGGTTGTCTGAAGTGTCAAAACCAATCTCTCGACAGGTGGTGTCCCAACAGTTGCGATACGAGTAAGGCGGCGAATCAAAGTAGCGCCGGCAAAGTCGTTACCTGTAATTGCAGGATGGATATCAATGAGATCTAAGCGATTGAGAGGACCATTTGCAGCACCGGTGCCACCAGGAACAGAAGCTGTTACCTGAATGATATTGAGTGAGCTGTTAAGAACATCAACGTCCCATGCGATGGATGAAGCCTGATCTGCTGTCATAGCAGCTGAATTACCTGCGATAGAAGCAGTAATAGGCGCCCATGCGTCCTGTAGAGCTGATGCAGTAAGCAGCTGCGTTTCGGAACCAGTAGCTGAAGAGTAACCATTCTGGAGGTTGTAAAAACCACCACCATTCTCAGTGAGGTCTGTAACACCACCAGTTAGCTCTGAACCAACAACGCCGCCGCCGTAAACTGACTCACCAGCTGTAAGGCCGAAGCGGTCACTGTCGTACTCAAAATCCATGAAGAAAATGAGGCCTGAAGGGAGGCTCATCGGCTGAACAGAAACGAGATCGTTTGCGATCAAACCACCGAAAACTCTGCGGACGAGGGGGAATGCGACAGATGCGAAACCTTGAACATCGCCACCTGCCATTGAGGAAGCCTCTTTGAGAAGCTGAGCTGCTTGGTTTTCGAGCAAGCGAGCCATACCATTCTTTTTGTGGTCTGCATCGAGACCCTCAAGAAGTCCAGTGCGCTCCCATTTTTCAATTAGGGCAGCACCTTCTTTTGCGAGGGAGCGACCGACGATCCCTTCTGTTAATTTTTCTAGAACTGACATGTTAAATCTCCTTTTGTGTTATATTATTTTAAGCCAGCCAAAATCTTCCATCTATCTGATGGACTATTTTGAGTCTTCTCCCCCATATCGCGTTTGCGATGAGAAAGAATTAATGTTGAAGTAGTTTTGCTAACCGCTTCGCTCAACGATTCTGGCTTTCTTTTTTCAATTGTGCTGCCCGTTGCGCTCTGAAGAGTCTCATAAATTGTTTTCGCTTCTTCAACAGTTTCGGCATTTGACAAAGCTTCGGCAATCTTTTCTTTCTGCCGCTCATTCAAGGAGTCACTCATCAATACCTTATTCGTGTAAAGCAATTTAGAATTTGT